CAAATCTACTTACTGTCGGAGCAACTTTTGAAGTATCTCAACCTAACAGTGGAATATTGGTTGGGGATTTTGTAAGATTGATGAGTATATCCCAACCTTTGTCAGCAGCAGGATCTGCAGTTGTAATCTCTATTAAAGAAATAGAAATGACTACAACTTTATCGGCAAACATAACTTCTACAGATACTTCAATGGTAGTAGCTGATGCAACTTCATTTTACACTAATGGTGGATACCTAATGATTGAAAAAATTAATAGTGAAACAGGTATGTATCAAAATGAAGTAATTCAATATGCAGCTTATAATTCTGGAACAAAAACTTTATCAGGTTTGATTAGAGGAACTAATGCACCGTTTAGAGGAGAGACTCCTGCTAATACTATTGCAAGTAACCACGATGCGGGAGCAAAAGTTTTTGGGGCAAGAGAGGTTTATTCTTTAAGTACCACAACGTCTCCAAGTGCAGGTCAGCCTTCAACAGTTACTAATCAAAATGGTTATTATTTAAAAGATAATGATGAAGGTTTTAGTTGGGTTGCCAACTTTACAGGTGGTGGTTTACAGTGTACATCTGGCCCAATAAATGATAGAGCTTAATTATGGCATATACATACGCAACACTTACAACAACAATTAGAGATTACACTGAAGTTGATGACTCCGTATTTACTCAGGCAGTAATAGATAATTTTATTATGCAAGCAGAGCATAGAATTAACATAGAGCTTCCTATGGACTCTGATAGATTTGTACAAGAAGGTACATTATCTACAGATAATAATACAATTAATTCTCCGGCCGGTGCATTATTTATTAGAGGTGTTGAAGTATTTAATTCAACAACGGATTCTACAGGTACAGGTACTTGGTTAGAGAAAAAAGATCAAACATATTTATCTGAATATACTGATAGACTAACTGGAACAGAGGGTGATTTAACATCACAAGATGTAACAGGTTTTCCTAAGTATTACGCTATGTTTGGTGGAGCTACAGGTTTAACGGATACCACCTCAGGAGGGTTATATATAGCCCCTACACCTGATGCTGCTTACAAATTTAGAATATATTATAATAAACAAACAACAGGACTATCAGCCACTAATACGACAACATATCTAAGTAATTACTTTCCACAAGGGCTATTGTACGCGTGTTTAGCAGAAGCATTTTCTTTTTTAAAAGGTCCAATGGAGATGTTGACACTGTATGAAAATAAGTATAAAACATCCATACAACAGTTTGCAGGAATGCAAATTGGGAGAAGAAGACGAGACGATTACACTGACGGAACAGTTAGGATACAAGTCAAATCACCTTCACCGTAAATTAACAAGGGGAAAAAATTATGGCAATAACATCAGCAGTATGTAACAGTTTTAAAACAGAAGTTTTACAAGCGTTACATAACTTTACAGCATCATCTGGAAACGCTTTTAAATTAGCTTTATACACAAGTTCAGCTACTATAAATAAAACAACAACAGCTTACTCAACAACAAATGAAATAGCTAATACATCGGGTTCAGCTTATACTGCAGGTGGTATAGCACTTACAAGTGTAACCCCAGCTTTATCAACTGACACCGCGTGTTGTGATTTTGCAAATGTATCTTTTACATCAGCTTCATTTACAGCAAATGGTTGTTTAATATATAACGATACAAATGCTGATAGAGCAGTTTGTGCAATTGCATTTGGTGGAGATAAAACTGTAACAAGTGGAACTTTCACAATCGAATTTCCAGCAGCAGACGCATCAAACGCTATACTTAGAATAGCATAAGGAGTCACTCCTTATGGCTAATACTTGGAATCAATCCGGTACAACCTGGGGATCAAATCAATGGGGCGAACAGGGTCCTACTGTAGTTTCTTTAACAGGTCTAAGTACTACTTCAAGTTTAGGTAGTCTAACTTTTACAATAGATGTCAATGTAGGTTTAACAGGACTTTCAACAACATCTTCAGTTGGATCATTGTCTCCAACAACTAGTCTTTCACTAACACCGACAGGACTTTCAACAACTTCTTCAATTGGATCATTATCTCCAACAACCAGTCTTTCACTAACCTTAGCAGGACAATCAACATCTTCAGCTGTAGGATCTATTATTCCTGAAATAGGAGTTCCATTAACCGGGGTTTCTGCTACGTCTACAATAGGTTCTTTAATTGTAGGAATAGGAGTTCCATTAACAGGAGTTTCGTCAACATCATCTGTTGGTTCTGTATCAGTTGAATCAAACGAAGAAGCATTATTAACTGGTCAATCAGCAACTGCTACAGTAGGTAGTACAATTATATTTGCTGGAACTGAATTAACTCCAGCTGGGGTACACGCAGATTCAGCAGTTGGATCATTGTCTCCAACAACTAGTCTTTCACTAACACCGACAGGACTTTCAACAACTTCTTCTGTAGGTTCAATATCACCTGCCGATGTAATGGGTTTAACAGGTCTTTCAACAACATCTTCAATTGGATCATTATCTCCAACAACCAGTCTTTCACTAACCCTAGCAGGACTTTCAGCAACAGCTTCTGTCGGAGCCTTGGTTCCTGAAATAGGAGTTCCATTAACAGGAGTTTCAACAACATCTGCAGTAGGTTCAATTTCTCCTTCAGATGTAATTGGTTTAACAGGAGTTTCAGCAACATCTAGTGTAGGGAACATTATTACACTTGGCTACCAAGATGTTGACATAGTAGGAAATACATCGTATACAGATGTAACACACGTAGCTTAGGAGAACAAAATTATGGCATCAACATTTACAGACCTTGGTTTAGAGCTAATGGCAACTGGTGAAAACGCCGGTACTTGGGGAACAAAAACTAACGCAAATTTAAGTTTAATCGAACAATTAACAGGTGGTGTTTTAAGTTTAGCTGTTGCAGGATCAGGGACTACAGCTTTAACTATTGTAGATGGTGCTTTAACAGGTACTGCTCAACAAAGAGTTATAGAATTAACAGGTGCTCTTACAGGATCAAGAATTTTAACATTTCCTCTTCTTACAGAAACTTTTTACATTATTAAAAACGGAACTACTGGTGCAGAAACATTACAATTAAAAGCTGCATCCGGTTCAGGTGCAACTGTTACTTTTTCAACAACCGACAAAGGATACAAACTTATCTATCTTGATGGTGTTGCAACAAACACCGGAGTTATTGATGTTGGAATGGCAACCATTACTGGAACACAAACTTTAACAAACAAAAGTATTGATTCTGACAACAATACAATTACAAATATTGTAGATGCAGATATTAAAGCTAGTGCTGCAATTGCTTTTAGCAAAATGGCAAATTTAACAACATCAAGAGCATTGGTTTCTGATGGTAGTGGAGACGTTTCTGCAGCAACTACTACTAGTACTGAAATAGGCTATGTAAATGGCGTGACTTCAGCTATTCAGACACAAATAAATACTAAAACATCAACAGGAAAAGCTATTGCAATGGCAATGCTTTTCGGGTAAAAACAATATAGGAAAAAATTATGGCAAATCCAAATTTAGTAAACGTAACATCAATAACAGGTGAGTCAGTTACTCACGCATTAACTACTACTCTTACAGATGATATTTTAGTAGCCGCTTCAGATACACTTGTAAAAGTTAACAGTATTATAGTAGGAAATATTGATGGATCATCATCAGCAAACGTTTCACTGTTTCTAAAAAAATCAGGTGGATCAGCTATAGCATTCGCATCAACAGTAGCGGTTCCAGCAGATTCAACTTTAGTAGTCATAGATAGAAATTCAGCCTTATATCTTGAAGAAGGTGACACCTTAGAAGGTGGAGCAAGTGCTAATGGCGATTTAACTTGTGTTGTTAATTTTGAAATCCTAAACGACGCGTAGGGGGTAATCCATATGTCAGATTTTATTGGCACAATTGGAGGTCAAGTAAGCAACGGTGGTGTTGTCGGTCCTGAAAACGGAGGATCAGAAGTAAACCTTCCAGATATTATAAGTAATTTTACATCAAGCGGGACTTGGACTAGTGATTCTAGATATACAGATTTAGAAATTGTAATGGTCGCTGGTGGTGGATCTCAAACCTACACAGATGGATCATCAGGCGGAGGCGCAGGAGGCATGATTATTTCTCCAGCTACATTTACTTCTCCACAATCCCCTTCACCTATTACAATCGGTGGCGGTGGAAGCGATTCAGCTTTTCCAGGTGCTTCATTAACTGCTAAGGCCGGTGGTCAAGGTGGTGGATATGCTAGTACTGGAACTACAGGAGGATCCGGTGGCGGAGGCGGCCGGGGACAAGGTGGCTTCGGAGCAACTCAACCTTCACAACCAGGTAATTCAGGATCTTTTGGATTTGGAAACTCAGGCTCAGGAAGAACACCACAAACTTATGGTGGTGGCGGAGGTGCGGGAGAATCTGGCGGTACGGACAGTCAAGCTGCTGGTGGTGATGGTAAAACAATTCCAGGCGGTTTTCCAGATTCAGGAACTTTTTTAGCTGGCGGTGGCGGTGGCGGTGGC